CAAACAATTTGAAAAGGAGGTGAAGACATGGCAATGCACTTAAAAGCGGCAAGAGTGAACGCCGGGCTGACGCAGGACGCTGCTCTGACGCTGCTAAACGAGGCAACGGGCAAGAATATTGCTACCTCGACGCTGATCGCATGGGAAAAGGAAGAACGCTTCCCGCCGGTTCCAGTGTTCAAAGCATTGTGCAACATTTACGGATGCAGCATGAACGATATTTTTGTGCCCGAATCGCTAACTTAAAGTTAGTAGAAAGGAGAGTGAAATGCCAAAGGCAATGATCACGACAAGGGACAACGTGATCCGGAGCAGCCTGTTCTATCCGAACACGATCATGGCCGCAAATCTGGATGCCCTGTCGAAGGCAACGCACATCCCGGCACGGTCGCTCAGGAACAAGAGGAACAACCCCGGCTCGATCAAAATCGACGAGTTCTTTCTGATCTGTAGGGCGATGAGGTATTCCGGGGACGATGTGGCAAAGATCTACGAGGAATGGAAGAAGGCGATCAAATGAGATACAGACCTAACTGGGATGGGCTGACCGAGATACATCCGGATCCGGAGTACGCGGAAGAAGAGGAAGAGGTAAAGGAGGAACCTGTGATGGAAAGAAGAAGAGCGAATACGATCGATGCAGGGCGCTATGTACTGCTTAAAAAAACAGACATCATCTTTGCGATGGGCGGCTTTGCATGCTTCCTTGTCATCGTGGCGCTGCTGCTGATCACCAGCCCGGACACAAGGGTACAGCTTATGGGATGGGTCGGCATGACGGCAGGGGCTTTCCTGGGCTGGCTTACTTATGCCGCAAGCAAACCGAAAAGAAGGAGGAATCATGGCAACATTATATGACCTTACGGGGGAATACCTCGAACTGCTGGATATGGCCGAGGATCCCGAAACAGACCCGCAGGCATTTTCGGATACGCTGGAATCCCTCGACTGGGAATTTGAGGACAAGGCCGACGGATACGCGAAGATCATCGCACAGATGAACGCCGATTCCGGAGCCATCGGGGACGAAATCAAGCGCCTTCAGGCGCGGAAGAAATCCATGGAGGGGAATATCGACCGCATGAAGAAATCCCTGCAGATGGCGATGGAAACGACCGGGAAGCGGAAATTCAAGACGTCGCTATTCTCGTTCGGAATCCAGAAAAACCCGCCGCGTGTCGTGATGGATGCGGAAAATTTGACGGATATTCCGATCGATTATCTCGTCCCGCAGGACCCGACGGTCGACAAGAAGAAAATCATTGCGGAGCTGAAATCAGGCGCGGTGCTTCCATTCGCGCACCTGGAACAGGATGAGGGAATCCGGATCAGATAGGAGGGGCATATGCAGCATTTCAGACTATTACGGGCGGATGAGATCGACGCCCGCGTGGCGATGGTGAAAAAGACCGGTTGTTCCGTCCTCCTCTACAATGATGCCCGCGTCGACCAGAACATTCTGGACGAGACGTTCGGCATGTTTGGCTGGCAGCGGCACCATGAAATCATCGGAGGGAACCTATATTGCACCGTTGCGGTGAAGGATCCCGAAACAGGCGAATGGGTCGAAAAACAGGACGTTGGCACGGAATCAAACACGGAAAAGAAAAAGGGGCAGGCGTCCGATTCGTTCAAACGCGCCTGCTTCAATTTCGGGATTGGCCGCGAACTCTACACCGCCCCGTTCATCTGGATTCCCGCCGGGAAATTCAATCTGCAGCAGGACAATGGGCGTTTCTACACATACGACCGCTTCGCGGTGCAAACCATTGAATACAACGACACCGGAACAATATCATTCCTCGAAATCGTGAACCATAGCAACAAGGATGAAGTTGTATTCACGTATGGCCGCAGGAACGCACAGAATGCCGCGGAATCGCGTCAGGAGGCACAGACGTGTGCACCCACGCCGGAAAAGCCCGCCGATGGGGCGCAGAATGAACCACATCGCAGGCAGGTTGACCCCGCACAGCAGATAAGCGACAAACAGGTTTTGACGCTGAAAATGATGTGCAAGCGGCACGAAATGCCGGAATCAATGATTTTCGAGAAGTACGGTCACAAGGACCTCGCGGAAATGACAATCGGCGACTGGGTGGATTTCGGCCACACCGGGAACGTGATGTTCCAGGAATGGGATAAAAAGCGGACGGCATGAAAACGCGCGGGACATTGACCGGGGTTTCGGTTCCGTTTCGGAGCCGGAAACCGGTCGTATCCTTCGAGGTTACCGCGGACCCGGAGGACGTCGAAAAATACGCGGACATGGATTTAGACATATCGTTCGCGAGGCACAGGGAACGCCGGTCGCTGGACGCTAATGCGATGCTGTGGGCGTGCCTCGGAGAAATCGCAAAGGCACTGCGGACAGATAACTGGACGGTTTACCTCTACGAATTGGAACGGTACGGGAAATATACATACATCCTCGTGATTCCGGAGGCGGTGGAATCCGTCAAGGCGCAATGGCGGGAAACGAAGGTTGTCGGGGAAATGCAGGTCATTGACCCCGGTTCAGGAACGCCAAGGACAATGATTCAGATGCTTTGCTTTTATGGGTCATCCACATACAACACCGAGGAATTTGCCCGGCTATTAAATGGGGTTATCGATGATATGCACGACATGCACTTGGAAACACCTCCGGATGCGGAAATGCGGGCGCTGCATGAACAGATGGAAAGGCGGGAACATGATAAGCGAACCGGATAAACACAAGCGCGGAAAGGCTGCCAGAAATAAGGGCGCGAATGCGGAACGCGAGCTCGCCGGGATCCTTCGCGACTGGTACGGATACGACGTTCACCGAGGGAAGGTTTTCTATCATGAATCCGACATCGTCGGGCTTGACGGCATTCATCCGGAAGTTAAACGCCAGGAACGACTCAATATTTACAACGCCATGGCGCAGGCCGTGGACGAGGCAAAGAAAAGAAATGACGGCATCCCGACAGTGTTTCATCGCCGGGATCGCGGCGAATGGATGGTAACAATGAGATTGTCCGATTGGATAGATTTGTTCGGTGCATGGAGGGACTGAATCATGGCTGAAAGAAATAGTTTTGTGATGTATATGTCATGGGCGACGCTCCTCGCGAATCTGCCGGAAGAACAGGCCGGAATCCTGATCAAGGCAATCTGTGCAAAACAGACCGGAGCGGAATATGAAATCACCGACCCTGTTGTCAGCGCCATGTTTTCCATGATCGAATCGCAACTGGATAAGGACACGGCCAAGTACAACGAAACGTGTCGCAACCGTTCTGATGCCGGTCGCAAAGGGAACGAAAAGCGCTGGACGGAATCGCAAACTGTCGCAAATGATAGCAAATGCGATAACGACGAATCGCAAAACATCGCAAACGGTCGCAAAAGCGATATTTGCGATAATACGGAATCGCAAAACGTCGCAAACGTCGCTGATAATGAATCTGAGTATGAATCTGATAATGAATCTGAATCTGATACTGAGAATGAATCTGAGAATGAGCACCCTACGGGTGCTAAAAAGAAAAGCGCGTCCGCGCGTCCTGCCCGCCACAAACACGGGCAGTTTGGCCACGTCCTTCTGACGGACGACCAGTTCGACGCATTGGTCGCAAAGCACGGGAGCACGGAAACAGAGAATGCCATCCGGGCGGTTGACGAATACTGCGAGCAATCCGGCAAAACATACCGGAACTATGCCCTCGTGATGGAAAAATGGGGGTATCGTTCCGCTACCGAGCGCGCACGTTCGGGGACAACGAAACCGGGAGGATTCGACGCAAACGATTATCTCATGGGGATCATCAACGGAGGAGGCGAAGGACAATGACCCCGCAGGAAACCGCGAAAATCGTGTATGTCATCAAGGCCACGTACCCGGCGCATTTTTCGAAATACACGACGAAGGATTATGACAACATGATTCAGGCGTGGACAGCCGTCATGGAGGATTACACATACATGCAGGCGTCCGCCGGATTGAAAATATACCTGGCATCCGACACGAAAGGATTCCCGCCGTCTCCGGGGCAGGTGATCGACTGTTTATCAAAACATCTCGGCGACCAAACGCTCGAATTAACCAACACGGAATGCGTATCAATGATCCGTCGCGCGCTCAGAAATTCTTCGTATCATGCTGAAGACGAATATAATAAACTGCCTGAGATTTGCCAGCGAGCAGTTGGCACACCTAGAAACCTGCAAGAGTGGGCGGTGCTCAATTCTGACGAAGTGGAAACAGTAGTCATGTCGCAGATCATCCGTTCGCTGGAAGCAATGCGGCGAAGAATGAAAGATGATGCAAGGCTGCCGGGGCAAATAAAAAAAATGATAGATGCCAAAGGAGGACGCCCAAAGATTGAAGAGCATAATACCGATGGATGATCCGGATCGATGCTACTTGTGCGGGCGATATAGGCCTGAGCATGTGCATCACTGCATGCACGGCCCGAACAGAAAGAACGCGGACAGATACGGGCTGACTGTGCATTTGTGTACTGCGTGTCACATGGCGTTGCACGACACTGGAACAAAAGACCTAGAACTAGAACAAACGGCACAAAAAGCATTCGAATCAAAATACAGCCGTAACGAATGGATGCGACTGTTTGGAAAAAATTACTTATAGAGAGACAAAGACATGAGCGCAAAAAAAATAGAATGGAGAGGAGAATCCCATACATACAGCGAGTGGGCAAAAATACTAGGCATGAATGATGCAGCGCTTCGCCAGAGGATCGATAACGGCTGGAGCGTCGAAAAAGCATTCACAACTAAACTGGATGGAACACGCCGAAAGAGAAGAGACCATCACGTAGCTGGATGCAATGAGAACTGTTTCAACTGCATCAGCATAGACTGCGTGCGGAATCGTGGAACGTGGAAAGGTGAACTGTCTACCAGCGCGGACAAATACATGCCGCCGGTAAACGCAAAAGAAGTGGGATACTTCGAAAAAACATATCACTGCATGGAGAAAGGAATCGCAATATGAACAGAGCAATCTTGATGGGTAGACTGACTAAAGATCCGGAGATCCGAGCAACACAGAACGGAGATAGTATTGCAAGGTATACGCTCGCTGTTGATAGACGGGGAGATGGTACGGACTTTATCAGTTGCGTAACGTTTAAGAAGTCGGCGGAATTTGCCGAAAAATATCTTAAAAAAGGGATGAAGATATGCGTTACAGGGCGGATCCAAACTGGGAGTTACACGAAGAAAGACGGAACAAAAGTATATACAACAGACGTGATAGTAGATGATCATGAATTCGCCGAGAACAAAAACGCAAAACCGGCGAGTGATCAAGACAAGAATGACGAAGGATTCATGCAGCTAAGCGGTGATGACCTTGAAGGCCTCCCGTTTGCATAACCTGCCAAATGACAAATTAAATACAGCAATCGACTGCAAAAACATATGCACAAATGATAAATGAAGCAATGTACAAGGACGGACAGGATATCCTTACAAGGAAAGTGATGCAGAGAGGTGAACAGGATGAATGATTTAATCAGCAGGCAGGCGGCGATTGAAGCGACTTGGTCCGAGCCGAGCTACACAGACCCTTTGAACGTTCTAACGGAAGTAAGAGACAGGCTCAAGGCGTTACCATCCGCACAGCCAGAACGCAAGAAACCAGTGTTCAAAACTGGCGAAAGTGTATACCACGTATCATATGCAGATGGCACAGGTGGGTTTGAAAAAAACAAATGGGCAGATTGGACTTGCCCTGATTGCGGTTGGTTCGTTGGTGAACAGTATATCCCACGGCGTCACAATCAGCAGAAATGCAATTACTGTGCCAAATGCGGATGCGCTATTGATTGGTCGGATGCGGATATGAGAGGTGAACAGAATGAGTGATACAATCAGCAGACAGGCGGCGATTGATGCGCTGAACGGAATTGTTAACAGGTTTGAACAAATACTACGGGATATAAGGGAATCAAAAGTAGATGATTCTGTTTGTGGAATGTGCGAGTATGACGGCGCTTTTGTTGGGCAGTCTGGAGATTGGTGCAACGAATGCCCGGGTTTTGAAAAGGATGATTGCTTCAGACTAAGTGATGAATGCAGAAAAAGATGGTTAGAATCGGTGGAGTTGCCCGCCGCACAGCCAGAACGCACGCAAGAACGCACGGAAGCGCATGCGTATTGCCCGAACTGTGGAGCAGATGGAAGATATATGGAGGTGGGCAGAACATGCCGAGACTTGATAACCAAATGACACTCGCAGACGTCGACCCCGAATACCAAAGATTCGTCGACAAGTTCAAACCAAAGAAAACAACAGACGACTGTTACACGCCGCCTAACATTTACGCCGTGGTTTTGAAATGGGTAATTGATACTTACGGAATTGACCCCGAAAAGATTGTGCGCCCGTTCTGGCCAGGCGGCGATTATATGAACGAGGAATATCCCGACGGATGCACGGTTGTGGATAACCCGCCGTTCTCTATCGTTTCGCAGATTTGCAAAGTATACAACGCGCACGGCGTGAAGTATTTTCTTTTCGCTCCGTACTTAACTAACTTTGGCACGGGGTGGGGAACAGACCAAACGCACATTATTGCGGGGGCAGCTATCACATACGAAAACGGGGCAAAGGTTCGGACGGCGTTTGTGACTAACCTTGATACAGAGTACAGAATCCGCACTGCTCCCGATTTGTACAACGCAATAGTTAAAGCGGACTACGAGAACACGCATAAAGGCAAGATAGATTTGCCAAAGTATAAATACCCCGATGAGGTCATAACGGCGACGCAAGCGGGCTATATCTGCAAATATGGCATAGATTTGAGGGTGCGTAAGCGGGACACATTTTGGGTAAAGTCCATTCAATCACAAAAGGCAACAGGCAAAGCAATATTTGGCGGTGGGTACTTGCTATCCGAGAAAGCCGCCGCCGAGAA